CAAAATAGGTACAAAGTAGGAGTCAGGCCGTGGTCTACAGCGCCAACATCCCACCAACTGGAGCTGTAGTCAGCGAATCTCCATTCGTCCGCAGCCTCGACGTCATCGCAATGATGACCGACTGGAGTGTGATGTCCGCCGTCACCAACGGCACCGAATATCTCCGTGATCAGCACGAAAAATATCTCCCCCAAGAACCCCGCGAAGACGACGACGCCTACGAAACCCGCGTCGACCGCAGCGTCCTCAGCCCATACACCAGCCGCCTAGTCGAAACAGCTGCTGGCGCCATCCTCCGCAAACCCATCCACATCGAGGGCGACCCCTACTGGCTGGAACTTGCGCAAAACATCGACGGCATCGGCTCAAATATCAACGAGTATGCCCGCCGCGCCCTTGTCAGCAGCCTCACCTACGGCCACAGCGCCATTTTGGTGGACTATCCCGCAGCAATGGGAGCGCGAAATCTTGCTGAAGAACGCGCCCAAGGCCGCCGCCCGTACTTCATCCACGTCGATGCCCCCCAAATCTGGGGTTGGCGTCAAGCCAGCACAATGCCTGGCGCCCCACTAACCCAAGTCCGCATCCACGAGTACACAACCCGCCCCCTAAACGACTTCGGCGAAGAGCAAATCGAGCAAATGCGGGTGATCTACCCCGGCAAATATGACCTTTACACACTGGGCCAAGACGTAGTCGAGTTCAGCGAAACCGGCGGCTACAGCCTCGACGAAATCCCCCTGGTGCCGATCTACAGCAACCGCCGGGGCATGTTGCAGTCGCTGCCCCCGCTGCTGGACATCGCCAACCTCAACATCACCCACTACCAGCGCCAAGCCGACCTCATCCACGCCCTCCACATCGCCGCAATGCCCACCCTCGTCCTAGAAGGCTGGGACGACACGACTGGTTCGGCAACGATGGGCGTCAACTACGCCATTGCCATGCAACCGGGCAACAAGGCGTACTACGTCCAAGCCGACGCCACCAGCTTTGAAGCACAGATGGCCGAGCTGCAATCCCTGGAGCAGCAAATGTCCACGCTGGGCGTGACAAAGCTGTTCGGCCAGAAGTTTGTTGCCGAATCTGCCGAGGCCAAGCGCATCGACCAAGCCCAAGGCAACAGCGTGCTTTCGATCATCAGCCAAGAGCTGGAGAGCGCCCTCAACCAAGCGTTTGGCTTTGCCGCCAAGTATGTAGGCATCGAAGCCCCCGAAATCTCAATCGACCGCGACTTCGACTACTACCGCTTGATCGGTCAAGACGTCGCCGTCCTGACCCAGCTCAACCAGGCTGGCAAGATCAGCGATCAAATGCTGCTGGAGATTTTGCGACGCGGCGAAATCCTGCCCGACAACGTCCAAATCGAGGACGAGCTTGCCGCCAGCACCGAAAACGCCTTGGCCCTCCCTGAACCTGTCGAAAACACCGGCGACGAGGACATGGAAGACCGCCTTGGATCCACCCAGGTTGACCGCCTAATCGACCTGCTTAGCCGCTGATGGCCACCAAAAACGAGGAACTCACCCTCGCGCAAGTCACAGCCCTTGTTCGCCTCACCAAAAAGGTCGAGGCGTTCAACACTCTGCTGTCCGGCAGCACCGACCCGACCAGCAGCACAGGCACCGACGGCGACTGGTACATCAACACAACAACCAAGCAACTCTTCGGCCCCAAGGGAAGCAGCTGGGGCACCGGCATCACGCTTGGCGTAACAGAGTCCGAGCGCGAACAACTCAGCAACCTGACTGTCGGCGGCAACCTCGGCGGCGGCGGTGGAAGCGGCAGTTCCGCCACCATCGCGGTGGGCACCACGACTACTGGCGACGCTGGCACGAACGCCACGGTCACCAATGTTGGCACTAGCAGCGCCGCCGTCTTCAACTTCACCATCCCGCGTGGTCCAACGGGCGCCACCGGCGCAACAGGTCCCACTGGTACTACAGGTCCCGAAGGTCCTCAAGGCGCGACCGGTCCCACTGGCGCCACTGGTCCTGAAGGTCCCCAAGGCGCTACTGGCGCCACCGGCCCCCAGGGGCCTCAGGGCGAGCAGGGCATCCAAGGCATCCAGGGTGAAACCGGCGCAACTGGTGCAACCGGCCCCGAAGGTCCCACGGGTCCTCAGGGCGCCGAAGGCCCCCAAGGCATAGCCGGCACCGCCGCAACTATCACAGTAGGTTCCGTAACCACTGGGTCTGCGGGCACCAACGTCTCAGTAACAAACAGCGGCACATCAACCGCCGCAATCTTCAACTTCACCATCCCCAAGGGCGACCAAGGCGACCCCGCCTCCACTAATGATGGAACCTATTGATCTTCTCTAGTAAACTAAGCCTGTCTGATTAACACACAGCTCGTGCCTGACGAACAAACTGCAGCCCCGACTCCTGTGGAGTCTGCTGCACCTCAGCCTGTGGCTGAACCCAGCGATCTGGCCGCCCAACTCGAAGCGCTGAAGGCAAAGAACGCCGAACTTATTGCCGAACGCCGCAAGGACCGCGACAACCGTGAAGCCATCCAGACACAACTGGACGAGCTAAAGACGGCCCAAGAATCCGCCCAAACCCAGAAATTAGCCGAATCCGGCGAATTCAAGACCCTCTGGGAACAAGCCCAAGACACCGTTGCGGACCTCAAGCAACAACTGGCAGAACGCGAATCGAAGATCTCTTCGATGGAAGCAAGTTTCAGCCAAGAGCAACTGAAATCATCCGCCATTGCCCAGCTATCAGGCGCTGGTGCACTCGCCCCCGATCAGTTGTATCGTTTAGTGCAGGAGAATCTTCGCGCCAAAGATGGACAGCCTGTGGCTGTTGTTGGCGGCGTCGAAGTTCCGGTTGGCGAGTATATCGCCAACTTGAAAAACCCCGGCAGTGGTTACGAGCATCATTTCGCTGCAAGTAACCGCGCCGGCATGGGTGTAGCAGGTAGTGCCCGCTCCACCGCCCTTCCCGGACAATCCAACCCTTGGTCACAAGAGGGCTGGAACGTGACCCAACAAATGATGATGCTGGCCGACGATCCAGATCGTGCTCGTTTGTTGAAAGCGGAAGCCGGGAAGTAAGCCCCTGTGGGGCAAACGCTAACCACGACTCCACTGGAGCTAAACCATGTCCGCCTTTAACGGCAACTACTCGGGGGGTACTTTCCTCTCGAACCTTGTTACCCGCCCCGAATTTCTTCAGTACACCTCTGAAGGCATCTTCGAGCAATCGAAGTGGATCCAGAGCGGCGTCATCCAGCGCAATGCTGCCCTTGATGCTCGTGCCGGCGGCACCCGCGTTCGCGTGCCGTTCTTCGACCCGATTGCTCCCACCGAGACCCAAATCCTGAGCAACAGCACTTGGGGTGGCGGTGGCGGCTACCTGGTGCCTGCAAACGTGACTGCCGACGAGCAGATCATGACCCTGCTGCACCGTGGCTTTGCCTACGCCGCAGACGACCTCAGCAAACTCGGCTCGGGTGCTGACCCCCTCAGCCACGTCCGTGACCAGCTGACCGCTGCGATCAACAAGCTGAAGACCTCCACCCTGTCCGCCCAACTGCTGGGTCTGTTCGGTGGCATCTCCGGCGCTGGCGTCCTCGGCCCCAACCAGACCGACAAGACCCTGGCTGGCGTTCCTGGCTCCCTGACCGAAGCCAACTACCTGAACGTTGGCAACGTTGTTGCTGCCAAGGCAAAGCTTGGTGAGCGCGGCGACGAGCTGGACAGCATCGCCATGCACTCCAACGTCGCCTACTACCTGCAGCAAGTCGGGATGCTGACCTTCAGCACCTCCGCACTGGCCGCATCTGGCGCCGTGGTCTGGGGCGGCGGCGGTGTGGGCGTCCGTCAATCGGAAGTCCCCTTCTTCGCTGGAATGCGTGTCGTCATCGACGACCAGCTGACTTATCTGACCGGCGGTACTGCCACCCACGCGGTGAAGTATCCGGTCTACCTGTTCAAGTCTGGCGTTGTCAGCGAGGGCATTCAGCAGGATCTGCGTCTGGCTGCAGACCGCAACATCCTGTCCATGCAGGACGTGCTGGCTGTGGATTACCACTACGGCTACCACATCACCGGCACCAAGTGGGCCGCCTCTGGCGACAACCCCACCAACGCCGCAACCACCGGCAACCTTGCCGCAACTGGTTCCTGGAACCTCGTGTTCAGCACCACCAAGATGGTCCCCGTGGCCCGCTTGCTGGTCAACACCCCCTTCGACACCACTGCTTACTCCTGATTTTCAGGTCAAGCAGAAGGCCCCCAAACCGGGGGCCTTTTTTAATGCTCAGTCTTCAATACCAAGCCGCAGTTTCTCCTGCACCTCAAACACCACCGGAGTATTCATGGTGCTCTTGTACGACTGAAGGATCAACTGATTGAGCACGTCATAGCTGACCTGAAGCTTCTGCCCAATTTCTTGGAGATCGAGCTTTTCTTCTTCCCGAAGACGCCGCACCTCCAGTGCCACATCTTCAAGCTTCCGTACTTCCTTACCAGGAAGAGCAGGGCTGGTTTTTGCCGCAGGCTTTACGCTGCCTTCAGCATCAACAGTTTTGCGAGCGGGCATGAAACTGGTACGTCTCTACGTGTTACAGAATAATCGCCGCTGGCATGAAGACATTCCTTACGGCGATCACCTAGAACGTACAGCGGATTTAGAGATGAGTGGGGCGACTATTTATCACGCCTCAATGGTTGAAGCCCAGCTGCAATCAACTAAGCGACGCAGGAGGGCTAAACTCAAACAAAGAGGGTATTGACTGTGGCCGCGACTATTGATGCCACTTTGGGAGGCGCGTCGGCCAACAGCTACGTGACGCTGGCCGAAACCAACACCTACTTCGAGACGGTGCCGGATTCGAGCACCTGGACGAGCAAGACCGACGACCAAAAGAACCGCGCCATCATCTCGGCAACACGCTGGATCGACGTCCTCAGCTTCTACGGCGACCGCTGCAGCGAAACCCAAGCCCTCAAGTGGCCCCGCAAAGACTACAAAGTTGACGGCATCGACCTCGTCTGCACCCTGATCCCCACCCCGATCAAGGTCGCCACCTACGAGCTGGCACGCGCTTTCGCCAACGACACCGACGCCATCACCGGCAGCACTGGCACCACCGGCCTCTACGACGAAGTCGAACTTGGCGAACTGAAGGTCAAGTACAAGGACAGCAGCACCACCCCCGGCATGGTGAACAACGTCTTCGACGTCTATCCCTGGCTCCAGAGCTACCTCGGTCCTTATTGCATGGGTGGCGCCACCAACTACGCCGTCCGCCTATTCCGAGGTTGATATGGGCCTCATCGACACCACATTTGCCCCACTTCCCACCTCAATCCTTGCCGACTGGGGTCAAGACATCACGTACATCAAAACCACCACACCCCGCACCTACAACCCAACAACTGGAGCAGTCACCGGCGCCGACACCAACGTCACGGTGAAGGGCGTCATTTTGCGCCTAACACCAGCTGAATCAGAAGGTCTATACCAAACAACAGACTTAAAAATTATTATCGGAAGTGCTGAACTTGGATCGTATTACCCAACTGAAGCTGACCGGGTGCAGTACCTGCAGGATGGTGCAACTCGTGAAGCCAAGATAATTAGCATAACAACGTACCGAGGCGATAACCCAGTCATGCACACACTTTTTGTGAGACCTCAGTAATGCCTCGCAAGACACTCGCACAACAATTTGAGGACATTGCGCTCACTCCGCTTCGTCTTGCCTGTAAATTTTCAGCTGAGGGAATCGTAAAAGATCTACAAAAAGAAGGCCCTAGCTGGACTGGCACATTCGCAAATTCGTATCAAATTGCAAGCTCCTCGAAGACAACTACAGGATCAAAAGCAGCTGGAGCCCCGCAAACACTAAAGGCACCCCGACTTACCGCTAATGAGATCAAGTTTAAGCCCGAAGTAAAATACACAATCACCAACGCGGCTCCGCATAAGGCCTACGCCCTCGACCTTAAGGAAGGTCGTTTTTACCCACGAGTACCCAAGTCTTCCGGTAAAAAGCCTGTTGTAGAAGGCGGTACGCGACCTAGCACAGAACACCGAAGAGGTCAGGTATCTCCAGGCGGTGGAACGGCAACAAGCACAGCAGAGCTTGACTGGTACACCACTTACACGGGAGGAGGCAGAATGGACAAGACAGTTCAGATAGCGGTGGATCAGCAATTCAAGGGGGAATTATGAACTATCAAGCAATTCGGGCCGCCGTTGAAAACCCTCTGTTGACTGCCTTTGGAGCGCTATCCCCTGCAGTACCTGTTTATTTTGACAACATCACAGCTGTTCCAGCCAATACAACGACTGAATATGTTCGAGTGAACGTAACTTTCGGGTTGACCAATGAGCCCATGCTCACTTCCAGCGTGGACAACGCTCGTGGAGCAATTGTCATCCGCGTATTTACGGAAAAAGGCAAAGGTCCTGCCCGCAATCAAACTCTGATTACGACCGCAGTAAATGTGCTCGAAACACTAAACGACACAGCAAAACCCAGCACGGGAACATTTTTCCGTGTCGGTGAGATTAACGGTCCCTCATTCTCAGCTATCGAGGAGGCGCCTCATTTTGTGGGACGCATTGATACGTCTTACACGGCAACAGTGTTGCCGTAGGTAATAGCAACAACAAACGCTAACCTGTATTAAGCCGGGCAGTGCCCGCCCACAACGTCGTCTTTGGTAAGCCAATGGCCACCACCGTACTGTCCGGCACGTCCGGCGCCCTCTACTACAAGCCCGCCGGTACTCGCGGTACTTTCACCCCTGCTGGTGTTAGCACTGCTGCGGATACCGTGACGGTGGAAACCTACCTGAACTTCAAGGTCGGCGACCCCGTCAAATTCAGCGTCGTCAACCAGCAAGGCGGCACCCCTTCCGGCACCTTGCCCACCGGCATCACCGCTGGCACGACCTACTACGTGATTGGCTACACCGCTAGCACCGGTGTGATGCAAGTGTCTGCCACCCTCGGCGGCTCCACCATCACCATCACCAGCACTGGTACCGCCACCACCCCCAACGAGTTCCAGGTTGCCTACGCCGACTACGCCGTTGTCGGCCAAGTCCGCGACTGGACCTTCGAGATCGAGCGTGCCGAAATCGACGTCACCACGATCGGCCAAACCCCCGGTCAGTACGTCCCCTTCCGCACCTATATCGCTGGTTTCGGCGATGGCAGCGGTAGCGCCAACGTCTACATGACCAACGAAGACGCCGCCCTGTCCAACCGGATTATTCAGGACGTGCTCCAGCGCCAGCAAGGCGGCGCCGCCATGAAGCTCTACATCGACCGCGTCTACAGCGGCGGTTCCCTGAGCGACACCCTGAGCCGCTTCATCGAGTTCGACGCAACGCTGACCTCGGCCAGCATGAACGTGAACCCCGACGACGCCCAATCGGTCGCCATCAACTTCCGTCCTGCCGCAACCCCCACCTTCGACTTCAGCACCACCTGATAATCGACTGGAACAGAGGACTTATTACCCCGGCCTCACCGCCGGGGTTTTTTATTTCTAGTCCGCTACACTAGAATGAGAAAATCAGGACTTCATGCCTGCTTCAATTCCAGTCCGCGCTATTGATCGACTGCGCAAAGCAGCCAATCTGGAGCCCGTAAAGAAAACTGTCAAATTATCTGATGGCAGCACTTTTGAAATGTGGGTTACGCCGCTAACTGCGGCAGAACGTGAGCGGGCTCAACGGCAGGCCAAATCTGACGACGCCACCGCCTTTGCCCTCCAGCTGCTAATCGCCAAGGCAATGGACGAAAACGGTACCAAGCTATTTTCTGCTGGTGAGATTGACATCCTCAAGAACGAAGTCAAGGACAGCGATCTCCAAAACCTAATGGTGGCGGTGTTGACCGACGAGGAAGAGCCGATCGACCCAAAATCCTGAGCGCGGAACTTCGGCAAGACAGCTGGCTCATGTTGCAATTCGGTGTTGCCAAAGAGCTAGGCATGAGCCTGTCCGAGATCCGCACCAAGATGACCAACGAGGAGCTTGTTGGCTGGAGCGCGTACTTCCAAGTGCTGAACGAGGACTTGGATCGAGAGATGGAAAAGGCAAAGCGGCGGCGATAGACTTACAGAAGTAAGGATGTGCGCTGGCCGTGGCTGCTGATGCCGTAATTAATGTACGGGTAAAAGGCCAGGAGAAGCTGCAGAAGCTTCAGCAGAGCGTCGAGCGCACTTCTAGAAGCGTAGACAAACTAAATAAGACTGAGCTTTTTAGTAAAACGCCTCTAAGTCTTGGCAGAACCAACGACTTATTGCAGAAGGCTCAAGAAAACGTCAATAAAACGGTTGTCGGTAGCAAACGGCAACAAGTCGCTATTAGGCAGGTTGTAAGACTTAAACAAGAACAATTAAATCAAGAAAAGGCAATTAACAGAGAGTTAGTTAAGCAACAAGTTACGCAAAGTAAACTTGGTAAGTTAATCTCACGTGCTCCCGGAGGCAAAGGTTTAGTAGAAGGAGCTGGACGCCTTGCTGGACGACTAGGTGGATCACGGGGCGCAGGGCGCTTAGGGCAAGTTTTACCCGGTGCGGCAATTGGTGCAGCCTTCCCGTTAATCACTGGAGCAGGCGTAGAGGGTGCTGTCGGAGGCGGCTTGGGTGGTTTAGCCGGCGGATTAATTGCCGGACCAATGGGTGCCTTTGCCGGCAGCTTAATCGGCCAAGTTATAGGCGAGCGCATAGGGGAAGCCAGAAAACTTACTGAAGAAGCTCGCAAATACAAACAAATAACTCAAGAAATTGAAGTTATTGAGACACGAGTGCTTGGGTTCCAACGGGAAGCAGTCAAAGCGCGGCGTGCGGGTAACGAACTACTAGCGATCGAAAAAGAGCGAAGAGCAGGAAACGCCAAAATAGCCCTGGAACTATTTAAGAAGCAGACAGATCTTGACCTTGACGAAAGGAATAAGACCAAAGAGGGTAAGAGACTCATCGAGATGATGAAAAAACGGCTCTTCTTGGAAAGCCGCAGAGAAGTTATTGCCAACAATGAGCTAACACTTTTACAGAAAAAAGACGCCATATTGAATAAAGAGATACAGAAAAATACGTTCTTAAGTGAATTGCAGCAGCGCAGAGTTCAGAGAGAGCAAGCACTACTTGACGGAAGAACCAAGATTGAGTCTGAAGCTATTTCAGCTGCGCTGAAACAGAATGACCTTGAGCTGCAGCGTGCCAAAAACAAGAAGGATATTGTTCGACAGTTTGATTTAGAAGTTCGACGTGCGGAGCTGCTTTATAAGCAGACTATTTTGCAGGTACAGCAGGAAGTTCAGCGCACTCGACTGGCTGAAATCAGAGAGGCTATCGAACTTAAGCGACTTCAAATCGACGTTGTGAAAACCAGAGAAGCAGGGAAGGACACTAGACTCCAAGAGCAAGCCGTCAAGCTACAACGAGAAGCTCTAGGACTTGCAACGTTAAATGTTCAAGCGGCTCAACAGGCTGCAGTATTCCAGCGTCAAGGTGCTGAAGCAGTTCGACTAGCGGCAATAGCGCAAGCTAGGTATAACCTCAAGCAAGCTCAAGGTGCAAATGCCGCCAACGGCATTAGACCTTTTGCAGAAGGCGGTTTCGTCACTCGTCCCACCAACGCACTGATCGGTGAAGGCGGCGAATCCGAATATGTGATTCCTTCCAGCAAGATGTCCACCGCCATGCAGCGTTATTCCGCTGGTGTCCGTGGCGAAGCCGTCACCGCTGGCGCAGTCACCGCCGGAAGCACGAGCACCGCAAATTACAGCAGCCAGCAGAACGCTTACTACGGCAGCGGCGGTGGCACCTCGGTGAATGTCACCACCGGACCTGTGATCCGCATGAACAACCGCGACTACGTCACGATGACCGACATGCAACGCGGCATGGCAGCAGCAGCCAACGCCGGCCAGGCAAATATGATGAGGCAACTGGGACGTAGTTACGCCGCCCGCCGGAGCATGGGTCTATGAGCACGACCGCGTACTACCAAACGCTCTCGATCACCAAGCTCTCCCTATCGGTCCAGAATTACAACGCTTCCGCCGCTGACTTCCTGCCATTTGAAATCAGCAGTTACTCGGACAACGCCGGAAACGATGCCGACGAGATCACCATTATCCTTCCGATTGGAACAATCCGGCAAACCGACGTTGAGGGCTTAATCGTTAAAGGTGATCAGGTCACCGTCGTCGGCAGAAACACGACTAAGACGTTTTGGCAATTTACAGGACGTGTCACCGACGCCACCTTCAACCTGACTACGGTTGGTTTAACAATCGGCTCCCCGCTACGACCTGTTGGTGCAGGATTACAGCTAGCTGGGACTGTGCCATTTAGGGTATTGACGACCGCCAACGCGGGTAAATTGCCCGTATCTGCGAGGTAGAAATGGCAGATCCATATCCTTATATCGGGCGCAGTACGCAGTTTGCTTTCCAACAGGACGGCAAAGCCTGGCAGTTTTTTCGCAGCCCACAAGAGGCTTACCGCGCCGGTTTTATTCAAGGCGACCCTGGCTTACGCGCACAATTCCCTAATGCAGGTGGAGCGTGGCTATCGAAGGAAGTAGTAACAGACAAAAAGAAAGCCCCCGCATCTCCCAACAGAAGACTTTCTACTTACAGCCTTAGTTCTGGCCAAGCTGTCGCCGGATTAGGCGAAACCATACCCATTTTGTTCGGCAAGCGGACTAATACTTCTGGCGGAATTGTTTCCGTACCGAGCGCCATCTACCAGCGGATGCACAGCGAAGGCGTGTACGAATGGTTGCGTGCTGCGTATGTAATCGGTGAGGGTGGAATAACGCTGGGTGCTCCAGCCCTTCGCGGCATCCGTCTTGGCAGCAAAACGATTGATTCCAACTCAATCAGCTACTGGTCTTTTGGCACGACCGATGGATCAACTGCTGACAACGACCCAACCGTATCGAATGTCAGCAGCTACGGCAGCTTCAAGCTCTTCACCGAGCTGACCCCTAGCGACGAATACCTCACCGGAACGATCAACCAAGGCGAGGCTCGTGCATTTTCGCAGGTTATCGACAGCAACGAATCCTTCGGGTTTAGTGGCGAGGAACCCGATTGCGATTCCGAAGCAGTCGTCGCATCCAGCACGATTACTCCTGTCAGCCTCAACCCTGTTCAGGCATTTATTACTAATACCCGCAGCTGCGAAGTCACCGAAATCGGTCTTGCTGCATCATTAGCCAGCAACCCATCCAACAAAAGCGAAACCGCCCCTCCTGGCAGCCTTTGGATTTCAGGCAGTCTTGTCTATCGAATTGTCAGCATTGGAACCTACTTGGCTTCCAGCTATGCCTATACCTATCGCAGCGATGTAAATAATCGCACCGTGTTAGATGCAGTCCTTGCCGGTTTCCAGAAGAGTTGGGACAACGGCACTCGCTACTTACAGTCGCTAGATCCAAACACGCTCATCCCACTGCCCAATCAATTTGCGTTTAGTAGCTCCAATTTCTTGGACAAAATTGGCGTCAACTATCAGCCCTACACAGGTGCAAACCGCAACCGCAACACAACGCCTGCCACAGGTTATGCGTTGCCTACGCCCGATGTTTGCGCCATTCCGGACTTCACTTCCATCCTGTCGGATCCAAACAATCCGAAGATGGCTTTTCATATTTACTGGCGCAGCGCTACCGACGCCAGCACAGATGCTTGGCGCCAACTAACCAGCCAACCGCTAATCATTGCCTGTGCGGATTCGACGGTGATGTTCTCAACGCTGAAGATCCAGCACCCATCACTTAGCGCTGTCCAGTACAAGTTTGAGCCCGTCCTACCTGACGACTTCGGACGTAACTACCTGCAGTACAACGCCATTTTGGATGGCACAACTGTTGGCTATCAAGCGGCAAGTAAGGGCAGTTTTCCCATCATTTATAGCCGCAACGCCGGAGTAAGGAATATCAATCTGCGTGACGGCTTCAAGCTGGAATACAAAGGCGGCTATGCACCGTTTTACGGAGAGGTCGATCTAAACGATCAATCAGTCAACTATGCCGTTGGAATTAGCTACGTCAACGAGGTCATCCAAGACTCACCCAACTACCCGTATATGTCCACTGCAGTGCTAAATCTGCGCGGCTTCAAGGGCATGACCGCTACTGGTCAACTGTCGCTGTACTACGACGACGGCGCCCAAATATCACTACTGGAAACCAGCAGCACCGGGGCGTCAAACATGTTCCCCGAACTTGCCAACTACCTGCTCACCACATTTCCAGGCGGCACTGGCGCAGTTACCGCCGCTTCCATTGACACCGCTTCCTTCCTCAAAGCCATCACGTTTACGCGCTCCAAGAGCCTGTTTTTTGACGGCGTTATCACTGACAAGTCCGGTGTTTTCGAGTTCATTGCTCAGAATGCCGAGTTTTTCCTGCTGCGCTTTGGCATGAACCAAGGCAAGTACGCCTTTACCATTGCCACGCAAGACTCTTCGACTGGAACATCTACTGCCGCCGCAACACAAGTCCTGACGATGGACGACATCATCGCTGACTCGTACTCGGTGCAGTACAAGACATTGCAGGATCGGGAGGAAGCCTTCGTCAATGTCACCTACCGCGTCCAAGAGCGATACATGCTCGGCGAGGATCGCACCGTAACGGTTGCACCAGCTGGTTATACCGGCTCAAACATTATCTCCTTTGACCTTTCGGACTTCTGCACATCAGAAACCCACGCAGTTACCTACGCCCGATTCGCACTAGCCACCCGCCTAAAGCAGACCCACACTGTCAGCTTCACCACCTTCCTGGATCGTATCGACCTATCCCCCGGTCGCCTGTTTAAATTTAACCTAAGTGTTACAACAAGTCTCGGCAAAATTTATACAAACACCAGCCAATATCAAGTGGTTTCTGCTGTTTACCAAGCCAACGGTTTGGTAGATGTCCAAGCAATCCACATGCCAACCGACCTCTCTAGCGTGGTCTTTAGCAACACCTATAAAGTGGTGACATGAGCTTCCCCGCAATCAATCCAGCTTCGCGGACGTGGACGCCTGGCAGCTTCGGGCAGTCCAGTTTCAACGCTGCGAGTGGCGCTGAAGTCCGCGTGCTGTATGGCGCGGTCGCCACGGGTCACGGGTTGTCGCTCACTTACACCAATATCACCGAAGTCAACGCCCTGGCATTTAACACGCACTACGGAAGTGTGCAGGGCAGTTTCCAAACATTTGCGTTGCCCGCCCAAGCGTTTGCTGGCATGACCACCGCCTTCACGATTGGGACAAACAAATGGCGTTACGCCGAGCCCCCATCGGTCGATGCAGTAAAGCCAGGTATTTACAATGTTTCAGTAAGCCTTATTGCTGTCTACAGCTAAGCTGAGGCTATGGCCAAGCATTTCACCGGTATTGACGGCAGTCTGCGGGTGGATGGCACCCAGATCGCCAAGCTAAGCGAGTGGACCTTCACCGCTGAAACCAGCACGCTGGAAACCACCAGCCTTGGTGATTTTGCCCGCCAGTTTGTGCCTGGAATCCAGAGCTTTTCTGGATCCGCCACGGCTTATTACTACGTCACGGCTGCCAACACTGTTGACGGTGGTGCGCTGCTGGAGGACGTGATCCGCACCAGCGCCCCCAACACTGTTGCCACCCACACGATTTTGCTGCGTTTGGCCGACACCACCAACCGCGAGGTGGAGTTCAAGTGCGTGGTGACTTCAGTTTCGATCAGTTGCCGCGTTGGTGATCTGGTCACCGCGTCGATTGCTTTTACCGCTTCCGGTGCTCTGACGAAGGCCACGATGGGTTCGTAATCATGGCGGTCTACCTAGGAGCGCACGGGGTTATCGAACTAACCCGCACCAGCGAGCAGAACTATCTGAACAGCACGCTGGATCCTGCTGATGTCAACGTCACGGCTAAGCGGTTCAGCTTTGACTTTGGCAACAACCGTTTTATGACGGGGGATTTGCTTGAGATCACCCGCATGACCACAACGGGCACGATCAGCACCAGCAACCTGGACTTTGTTGATGCTGCAAGCTTCCCCGGTGGTGCTCAATCACCCCAGGGTCAGTGGTACGTCAACGTCGATGCTGCCAATGGCGTTCGGCTTTACAGCACCTGGAACGAGGCATTGATTGGCGGCACGGCAAACGCCGCAGTTCTTGCGACGCCCGCATCGACCTATCCAATCCGGGTCCAGCTCAAGAACAACACCCGCCGCATCCTGGGTGAGGTCACCGACTACGAGCTGAACACCAACCGCGAAACGGCAGACGTTACCAGCCTTGGCGAGGCATTCCGCCAACGCATCAGCACCTTGATCACGGGGTCTGGCAGCTGCACCGCCTTCTGGAATTACGAGGCTTTTTCCACTGAAAGCCGCAACATCACCGGCTACAACAACGAAGTCAGCCACTACCTGCACCAGCTGGTTCTTCGCCAAGACTTGGGCGCCAGTTTCCGTGGCCGCTTCTACCTAAAAACCCGCTTGGCGCAGCCCTATACGGCTGGTGTACCGGGGCCTAACACGGACCAGATCTTTTACGACTTCACCGGAGTTATTACTGATGTCGGCGTGGCGTTCAACGCAGACGAACCAGTCCGCAGCCGCATCAACTTTGTAACTACCGGCGAGTTGTCATTGCTGTCTGCACCTGCTGCAAGCCTGGTTCTTAATCAGACTGGCGGCACTGTTGTCCAACAGAACAACGCAGGTAATGTGGCTTTGCAGAACCCCTAAACTCTAGGTAACACACCGGCGCCGGGCATGGCTGATCTCAAGGTAACGCAGCTAAATCCGATTACGGCGGCGTCGGTTGCGACTGATGATGTCCTGCTGATCGTTGATGTCTCGGCGGGTGAAGATAAGAAGATTGAACCTGACGAATTAGTCGAAGCCGGATTAGGTCTACTTGGTACTGGTGTTATTGACGGCAGCAAAATTGTTGCCGACAGCATCACAAGTGCAGAGATTGCAGCGGATGCCATCACGGCTTCTGAGCTGGCTGATAATGCGGTCGATGCTGACGCGATTGACGGCGGCAACGTCCACGGTTCTGCATCGCCTTACGGCGGTGGTGCCAAGGTTCATATTTTTGCCAACTCGATTGGTGCAGCGGACATCGGCACTGGTGAAATCACCAACACGCTGATTGCTAGCAACGCTGTTGATGCTGCCGAAGTTGTTGCCAACAGCATCTCCGGTTCCGAAACACTCCTCGGCAAAGTCCACATCGAAGCAGGTTCGATTGGTGCTGCTGATATCAAGGACGCATCAATCACCGCAGCCAAGCTGACCGGCGGCTCGCTGATTCCTGCCAGCGGCATCATTGACAGCGACATCAGTGCCAGCGCTGATATTGCCGTCAGCAAGCTTGAAGACTTCAACCCCAACACGGTTCTTGCCGGACCTTCTAGTGGTGCAACTGCTGCCGCCCCCACCGCTCGCGCACTGGTTTCCGCCGACTTACCGCTCGGCACCGACATTGCTGCTGGTGCGCTGTATGTCCCAACCGGCGGCGGCTTGAGCGTTTCATCTGGTGCGCTTAGCCACAGCAACTCGATCACGGCTGCTGATTATGGCTACATCGCCTTCGACGATCAAGGTCACGTCACATCCGGTCGCGCACTGGCTGCTGGTGATCTGCCTATTGCTACTACGTCTGCCATTGGCGGCGTTTCGATTGGCAGCGGTCTAAGCGTTTCCGCTGGCGCAGTCAGCCTTGACGTTGCTACGACCAGCACGATCGGCGGCGTTGCACTGAGCAGCGAAGTCCAACTTGGTTTTGGCGACGTTCTCGAACTTGCCACCAGCGGCGTTGTTGCTGGCACCTACCCCAAGGTCACCGTCACCGACAAAGGCATCGTCACTGGGGGCACGACGCTTGCCGACACCGACATCCCGAATCACAGTGCCGCGCTGCTGACTTCCGGCACGCTCGACATTGCCCGCGTTGGCGCCAACACCATCACTGGCGCAAAGATGGCGAATGATTCCACCTGCATCATTCAGTCCACCACCCCTGCCAGCGGTGACTTCGAAGGGCAGTTCTTCTTAAATAGCTCTTCTAACGTGCTGACTGTCTGGAACGGCTCTGCATTTGTGGCGGTTTCGGCGGCAGCAGCCATCGACGATGGCACTTACTGACGCCCATAGACTTGGGCTAATAAATTCCGGCTGTTATCAGCGTTAAGGATGGCTATCCAGCAACTGCGATCTTCAACCGCAAATAAGCGACCCGATCCCACTTCGATGGTGAACGGTCAGATCGCATTGAACATTGCTGATACCAGTCCTGGACTGTTCTTCAAAAATGCAGGCGGCGCATTAGTCAAGGCTGGACCAGTTCACGTTGGGACGACTGCCCCCAACTCTTCAGCGGCTGGCACCACGGGAAATGCCGTTGGTGAATTGTGGCTGGATAGCAGTGTTACGCCGTCAGTTTTGAGAACGTGGGATGGCAGCGTTTGGCAAAGTCTGTTGAGTTCCGGAGGCGACACGATTCGCGTTGGTACGTCAAAGACCCCGGCATCAGCAACGGACACGGGCAATGCGGGCGAGATTTGCTGGGATAGCAGCTACATCTACGTTTGCGTGGCGACAAATACCTGGGTGCGGGCTGCTCTGTCCACTTGGTAGTTACAGATAGACTGCGGCTATCAATTCCGGCCAGACGGCGTTAAGGAATGGCACTGCAGAATCTTCGTTCTTCCACGGCACACAAGCGTCCTGTTGCGACCAGCTTGTCCGATGGTCAGATTGCGATCAATACCAATGCCGCGAGTCCCGGCATCTTTTTCAAGAACAGCAGCAACGTCCTGACCAAGGTTGGTCCGATCTTCATTGGGACGAGCGCACCAAACTCAACTCCGGCTGGATCTGCTGGCAATGCTGTTGGTGAGCAATGGCTTGATACAAGCGGCGGAGCCTACGCACTAAAAATCTGGGACGGCAGTGCGTGGCAACAAACCACCGTTAGCGGGCTGACGGATGCAAACATTGCGGCTGGTGCAGCAATCCAAGGCACCAAGATTGATCCTGACTTTGGCAGCCAAACTGTTGAAACCACCGGCGTCTTCAGTGCAGCTGGTGGTGCAGCGGCTACCCCTTCGATCACCTTTACTGGCGATCTAAATACCGGCATTTATTCCCCTGGCGCAGACCAGGTAGCCATCTCGACT